GTCGAGACCAAATGTAAGACAGCCGATCTTAACGCAGTATTGTGACGGTGACAGGGTCTCTTGCCCGAACTGGATGACCTTTTGTCATTTGAGTACCAACTCGATAAAGCCTGTATTTATGGGCAGTTAGAGAGATAAAAGAATATATTCACAGAGCCGGTAGCACGGTCAAATACGATTTTTTCCATAATACTTCTGGCTGCTTTATTTTTTTCTTCCATGCTGATATCAGGATTGGTTATAATTTCATACACATTTCTGATTCGGTTTATCATGGTAGATTCGGCATCCTTAGGGGAAAGAACTGGCTCCTCTATATGTTCTAGCTTTTTTAAAAGCATTTCTTTTTCGTTTTGAATAATAGATTTATTCTCTTTATATTCATCAAGCGTGTCGATGCCATCCCGGTAAGCTCGCTTAATGCGTTCTTCTTTTTTTTCAATGTCATTCAATCGGGTCAAAAGTTGCTGTTTTTGAGAAGAATCTAATGTAGCTGGATTTAAAACATCAAAATGAATTTTGCCACCAGTCATAGCATCTTCTAAGGCATGCATGACAACTGGTTCTAATTTAATTGCAGAGATGGATTGATTCGTATTACAAATTCCTTTTTGATATCCACAGCATTGAAAATTAATATACATACGATCTTTCTTTTTAGAGGCGGTTCGTTTTACTACAAGTGTACGTCCGCAGGAAGAGCACTTTAAAAGGCTGGACAGCCAGTGATGGCATACAGAAGTAGGCTTGCGGTAGGCAGGCTTATAGGTACTTTCTATTCTTTTTTGAGCTTTGTCAAATTGTTCTTTGGAAATAATAGGTTCATGTTTTCCATCTGCAATAATCCATTCAGACTTATCACGGAGTTTATGATCCTGATCATGTTGATTCCAAATAGTTTTTCCAATATAAGTAGGATTTTTTAAAATATAAGTAACGCTGCGTCTTTGAAACGGCTTTTTGTGCCCAGTCTGGTATCCATGTTCATTTAAATACCGGACGATTTCAAAAATCCCCATTTTTTTCTCGGTATATAAGTCAAAGATCAGTTGAATGAGTTCTGCTTCTTCCGGAACGATCACGGGAGTCTGACGATAGCCGGGAATGCGATAGCCTAGAGGCGGTCTTGCCTGATAATTTCCACGCATTGCATTTTCAGCCATACCACGAGATACTTCGCCGGAAAGCCGGATAGAATAATACTCGTCCATCCATTCTATGATACGTTCGATCAAAGAACCAAATGGATCATCACTTATCGGCTCTGATACGGAAATGACATCGACATTTTCACGTTTCAACATGGATTTGTATACAATAGATTCTTCCTGATTTCTGGCAAAACGGCTGTATTTCCAGACGAGGATAACATCAAAAGGATGTTCCTTGGATTTGGCTTCAGCGATCATATTATTAAACTGTGGACGTTGTCTTGCACTTCTACCGCTGATCCCGCTATCGATATAGATGTGTTCTTTTAATACAATGATGTTATGAGCTTCTGCATATTCCATAAGCAGGCGTTTTTGAGCATCCGGTGAAAGCTCTTCCTGCAAGTGCGTGGATACGCGGATATATAAAGCTCCATTTTTTACTGGTTGGATATCTGCCATAATGTGCCTCCTACTTATAATATATTACGAAAATACGCGGGTATTAAAAAAATAAAAAAGAAGTGATATTGAGACACAGATATGTTTTTTGTCATCATATCATCCCCCTAAATTAGGCATAAAAATGCCCGGTAACTTGTATTTTTACCGGGAGAATGGTATAATTTCACTTGTCGAGGGTGAGTTATATCGGTTCTTCCGGTATGATTCCGTTGCCGCCTCTGTTGGAGCAGAGGCGGTTTTTTAATTATTTAATACCGAGTATTTTAAATATTACATCAATTCCATAACGGCAATATTCGGTTGAAAAAATATAGTATAATTATCAACCTGTGTACATACACCGTATTTATTCGTGTAGTATGTTAGACTGTCATGCAAAAATTCATCGGTTACGCCAAGATATTCTGCTGATTCTGATAGATTTTCGCAGTGGTGTAGATAAGCGTCTATAATGCCTCGTAAGCCAACCAGTTTATTATAGGCTACAATCCTGCCACGCAACTCCTGTTTACGGTTCTCTACGGTGGATTGGTCAAGAATATCACCAACGGCAGTATAGTGGTGTCCAAGTTCTTCTGCCAATACACAGGAACGCTCAACATCAGAAGTAAGGGTATTTCCTATTGCAATAAAATTGTCACAATATAATCCTTTTAGCTGAGTGCCTGTGAGGTCGTAATTTTCGATGACATTAATATCCTTTTTACTGGCTTCGTCTAATAAAATTTCGTATTTTGTCAATAGAATCACTCCGTTGTTAAGCTGCACTTTTAAAATCAACTACTGCAATTTCTGTCAGCATAGATTTTAATTTTTCAATAATAGATTCAATTTTAAGCATAGTAATGCCGTCAATGTATTCCTCACCGCACTGGTCACATTTTTGGCAGGGTACGTTTTTGATGATAATGTAACAGTTATTATATGTTGTCATGTAAGTGGTGGTAGAAGCAGTCATATTTCCTTTGCATAAAAAGCATTTCATAAATTATTCCTCCCTTCGGGTTTTCAAATCATCCATCCATTTTTCTGGAGCAGGATAATAAGCTGTAATAATCCAGAGCTGACTTCCGTTTGTTCCAACTACTGTGTGTAGTGGTTTATCAGTATCTCTATTCCCAAGAGTAAGACAGCTTGGATATGGATAGTCATCTGGGTATTGCTCGATAATTTCTCCAGTCATAATGCAACTCATAACTTCTCTTAAGAAAATGCCGCGTTGTTCCAGACGTTTTGCTGCGTGCATCGTTATTATGATATTTTCTGGTGTACATATTTTTTGCAGTTCCTCAATGTTTAATTCCAATGAAGTCGCCTCCTTAGAAATAGATTAACATATTATATGTCCAATAAACGGGACTACTTTCTGTTTGCTTTTACAAAAGCGGCAAATTCTTTGATTTTCTCCAGTTCAGCCTCGGTGTACTCGCCGCCGTCAAAGTGGGCGGCGATGGTTACTGGTTCTTCAGATTTATCTTCAATTAAATCTGATTTGTTAATATGAAAGTAATCAGCTAGTGCCTGTACTTTCCCCATTCGTGGAATAGCAACGCCCTGACACCATGTATTAAATGTACTAGTTATAACACCTATTGCATCTGCAACCTCTTTTTGAGTTTTACCAGATTGTGAGAGATAGAAATTTAGATTCTTAGAAAAAATTTTTTTCTGCTCTAAATCAGTCATATCAACACCTCCTTATATAGTTATTATACAATGCAAATGAAAAAAATCAACAAAAAATACAAAAAAAATGTATTTTAGTATTGACATTCAATTAAAATGAATTTATTATATACTTGTAACAAGGAGATAGCAGGAAAGGAGCTAAATATGGAGAACGATGAAATGAATTTAGCAGAATTACTTAAAGAAACAGCAGAAGAGAATCAGACAAGAAAAATCTTGGCAATCCTTGAAGAGAGCGAAGATTTGGAGAAAGCAAAAGAAAAAGTAAAAGCCCTACTTAAATAAAATTAAGTAGGGCGAAGATAACAACCACACACAAGGGCGGCACTCTTAACATTCCTGCTAAGCCGCCCAAGTGATATAGAAATTATAGCAGGTAACTGAGAATTTGTAAAGAATGGAGATGGAACATTGGCAGAATTTCAGATAAGTCTTGCAGCGGCAAGAGTAAATGCAGGGCTGACACAAGAAGAAGTTTCAAAGAAGATGAAAATATCAAAAAACACATTGGTTAATTGGGAAAAAGGTCTTTCAGAACCATCGATTAGTCAGGGTAGAGAATTGGCAGATTTGTATAAAATGCCCTTAGACTATATTTTTTTACCATAATAATTCAATTTAATTGAATATAAAATGTATTGACAAACTTCTAGGCTGACGCCTGAGGGAAATAAGAAGGGAGAGTGAGAAGAATAAAGATAGTATTGACGATATGTCTTATTGCATCACTGATAGTGATTTGCTCTTTAAAAATAGCAATAGATGCCCTTTCGTTATACATCAAAGATATGGGAATGATTCCTGACGAGGAAACTGTTTCTAAGTATAGCAAAAGGGCAGCAAAGAATTTTTTTCATATTCCAAGCTGATGCTTGATTAATGCAGTTACTGTTCCGGATGCAATTTGAGTTAAGGCACTGATGGAAGTGACACCTATTTTCGATCCGACAGCTTTTACATTGTTCCACACTGAGTCGGAACGGATATTGTTTAAAAATTCATGCCCATAGAAAGTAATGTCATTAATGCTTCGAATTGCAGGAACACGCATGTTGACAGCTTTGATGGTACTTATATCAATATAGTTTGCCTCTGCTAATTTAAGGCATGTATATGATATTTCATCTTCGTTGTAATTAGGAAGAGCGTCCATTAAGTTGCTGATCGTGCATGAGTTTTGATATGGAAGTTTTTCTAATTCCAGTAGAATATCTCGAACACAGTTTGAATCTAAAATCATTTGGTTTTCTCCTTTCGTAATACTCGGCATGACAGTGCCTATACAGAGGATTTTATCACTGATGGATGTAATTCACAATAACAATAGAAGGGAGAACGAAATTGAATGATATTGTAGCACCAAATGTAAAAAGAATTATTAAGGACAGGTGCTTAAAGCAAAGCGCAGTAGCGAAGAAAGCCGGATATTCAGAGCAACAGTTCAGTGCAATGATGAACGGGCGAAAGATTATCAAGGATATTGATATTTTAAGAATCGCTACGGCTTTAAGCGTTGAAGCAAATGAGCTGTTTAAGAAGGGAGATGAGTAAGATAGATCAGCAGGGAAAATATACTTCCCCACATAGAGTAAATATATGGGGAAGAAAACGGTATTCTGTAGAGACAAATGCAAATGACTATTTAGATTATAGCTTAGATGATCTTTGGAAGTCGGTCAGTAGATTGTGGGTGCTAACAGTATTAATAGGATTGTTGCATGTTATTCAAAAGCGTAAAGAGGGATAGAAATGAAGGTAACAGATTTTCCATTGGTTCCAATATCAGGGGATGTAGAAATATCTTCAGGATCAAAGACAAACTGCTATACAGGCTGCTGTATAACCACATCTCAACATAGTCACAAGATAAAGCTAAGAAAGGAGAGTGAGAGCGTGGATAAAAAAGATGAGATAGAAGTAAAAATTCATGTGGATACAACGGAACTGGTTGATGCAATAGAAAAAGCGAACAGATTAGTATGTGTTTTAAAAGAAGTTAATACACTTATCCATTCGCTTTTGGGGGCAGAACAATCAAAGACCTAATTTTTTGGAAATATACTGATTTGTTGCAGTTTGTAGCATATCGTCCCAAGTCTTGAAAATTGTTGTGGCGGCTATATGTTTGTCAAGATCAGATTCTGGTATAGCTTCGAAGGCATCTTGTGATTCAGCATTGAATCCGCCTGATGTAAATAAATCATCTATAGAAGAAAATGAAGTGTATTTTTGCATAAATGAATTTGGGAATAATTCTGCGAAAGAAAGTTGCTTTTTTTCACCTAATTCTTTAGCACCTTGTTCCATTTTCTTTAACTGATTTTGTAATTCATCTAAGCCATCAATTTTAAATGACATATGTGGATTCTCCTTTCATAATACTCGGACGCGGCAACGTCCTGTAAAGAAAGGATAGCACGGTAAGCACACAAGTACAAGCAGCAGAAGTATTAACTATGGAGAATGCAGAAAAATAGCGAAAATGGGACAAGAAAATCACATACAGTGTAATGGAGGTGGTGTAAATGAAAATTATAAACGGATTCAAAGTAAATATGTATGTGAGGATTGGAGATCAACCACCTAAAAATTGGGAAGAGTTCACAAAAGAGGAACAGAGAGAAATTTCGCAAAAATTAAATGAACAGGCAGCAAGGTCATTTGCTATCAAAGTTAAGTAGACCGCTGAAGCGGTCAGAGGTGGACAAGCATGAGAAGAGTAGAAGACATTCTTTTTACATTTGGAATGACAGTCTTTATCATAGCCGCCTGTGGCTACGATGGACAACCTGTAATATGCGGGGGTATATCCATGATAGGTCTGTCGTTGGCATATTTTGAGTATTGGAAGAAGGTGAAAGAGAATTGAAAAAAGAGTTAAAGGATTTTGAAACATACGAGTTAGTAGAAGAATTAAGAAATAGAGAAGGAGTGGAGTTACATAGGGCAGATCCATATGAAGAAAAAGAATACAGTGTCAATGGTCCTGCCCTTGTACTCATCATTGTTGATTAACGAACTCTTCTGTAGCGGTAAACACCCTTAATATGAGCCGCTAAATATCCGCCTTTAGAAGATGCATTCATTAAAGACGAGTATACCGATTGAGGAACACCATAGTATTCATATAAACCACCGGAATGGAAAAGAACAGCTAGAGTAGTTCCCTCATATCCAACAGAATGGATGTTGGATGAAGTTACAGGAATCATATTCATAACTCATACCTCCCCTCGTTATGTATTCGGCATGACGTGCCTGTACAGATATTATACCTGGGAAGTATTGGAAAATCAAGGAAAGGGGGAATCGTAGATGAGTTGCATAGAAAAGAAAATAGCACCGCTAAATTCTTTGACGAGAACCGGTGCTATTACAACTAAAAATACATAAAGCATTTTTATGTATTTTAGCACAGGAAATCAGATTTGAAAAGGAGATTTTATGAGTTATTACAGAAAATGCGAGGACTGTGGATGCACACTGGATCCCGGAGAGGGACGTATCTGTGATGAGTGTGCTGAAAAAATGCGGCAGAAAACAGATCGCAGGGCGGTGCTCCGTAAAATGATACTCTCGACAAATTATAAACAGATGGAAATGGAGGAATTTTTAAGATGATCAAATTAACGACAAAGGAATATAAGGAACTTGTTGAAGGAGCAGTAAAATTGAAAATTGTTTCTGAGTTTTTAGAAAAACAGGAGGATAACTATGTCAATGCCAAAGAACTGAAACTGATCTTAGGCTGTAAGGAAGAGGAATAAAGGAGTGGACAATTATGGTTTATGGACTCGCCACGAGTGGGATCAGCAGAAGAAACTCGAAAGACTTCCGGTGTGTGACTGCTGTGGTGAGCATATTCAGGATGAAACATACCATGAGGTTACGGGAATAAAGATCTGTGATGAATGTCTAAAAGGTATGGTCAGAAATGTGGAGGTATAAATGGAAAATTTATTGCAGGCAAATGAGATAAGTTGCAGGGTGCAGCAGATATCAGAAAAGGGATTGTCTTTGCTTTTGTATGTGACATCCAGAGATGGACAAAAACGTTTGGATGAAAAGTTTGGGGAACTCGGATGGCAGGACAGATATGAGGTGATCGATGGAGATTTGTATTGCATCATTTCTGTATGGGATTCTGAAAAAAAGATGTGGATATCAAAAGAAGATGTTGGAACAGCCTCTTATACGGCAAAAGAAAAAGGAAGAGCTTCGGATGCATTTAAAAGAGCCTGTGTGAAACACGGAATCGGGCGTGAGCTTTATACAGCACCATATATATGGATTCCAAGCAATTATTGCAACATTAAGACGGACTCTAACGGAAAAACGTCAACGAGAGATAAGTTTTTTGTCAATCGGATCTCGTACACTTCAGACAGGAAAATTGATGAACTGGAGATAGTGAACCAGAATATGGATGTTGTATTTAAACAGTATCCATCGCAGAAGATTGATGATATTAAATATTCCGTCTTGTTAGAAAAGCTAAAAGAAGCCCATGTAACAATGGAAAGTGCTGCGGAATTATTTCGTGTTGATACGTTGCAGGAACTGGACATTAACCAGTGGAATCGCCTGATCAGAAAATTAGAAGTCACGATTGCTGCAAATGCAGGAAAAAAGGAGAGTGATGGCTAATGGAAGTTACGGGGCGGGCAGTTGGAGCTTCATTGGATTTTAAGACCAATCATTTTTTGCTTACGTTTGAAATCAATGAGAATGAACTTGTAAAAAGTGAATATGACAGGTTGAAAAATTATGAAAAGCTCAAAATTAAGGCTACCAGGTACACGCGAAAACGGTCGCTGGATGCCAATGCATATTTTCATGTGTTAGTTGGAAAGATTGCAGAGGCATTGACAATCTCCAAAGCAAAAGCAAAAAATATCCTGATCTGCCGATATGGACAACCTCAGTTATTACTGGATGGCTCAATTATGGTTTATAAAACCAATGCTCCGGAAGAATTTATGTGGGAGCAGGAAAGTATACATTGTATTCCGGTTAAATACGAAGCGGCAGCTACATTTTATAAAGTCTATCGCGGAAGCCATACATATGACACGAAAGAAATGTCGGCATTGATTGATGGAACGGTTGCAGACGCAAAAGAATTGGGAATAGAAACAGCTACACCGAATGAACTGATGCGTATGAAGCAGGAGTGGAATTTATGAGTAAAAAACTGTGGAGTGTTTTCACGGATGATATGGACCACTGCTATTTTACCGGGGCATCTCCGGTGGAGAGGCATCATATCTTCGGTGGAAATCCTAATAGAAAGCATAGTGAAGAATATGGCTTTGTTATACCACTCCGGCCGGATCTGCATCCCAATGGTGTGCACGCAGGGCAGGGGGCAAAATTGATAGACACAAAGCTCAAAACAATGGCACAGAAATATTTTGAAAGCCATTATGGAAGCAGGGAAGATTTTAGAAGAATCTTTGGAAAATCATACTTAGGTTGAAACACCTGTGCACTTGAGGGTGTGTACGAAAGAAACTGCTTATCGGTAATATATCACGCAAATAAAAGCCTCTGCCAAATGGCAGAGGGGAAAGGAGCGGTATGGAAAAATTAATGTTTACGATCCTTGGAAAGCCGATCACGAAAAAGAACAGCCAGAGGATCGTGGTCTGCAAGAACAGACCTATGATACTGCCATCTAAGGCATATTTGAAATATGAGAAAGACTGTAAAAAGTATATGCCGGATACAAAACAGATTGATTATCCCATAAATGTCAAGGCTGTCTATTACATGCCGACACGCCATCGGGTAGACCTTACGAATCTTCATGAGGCACTACATGACATTTTAGTTAAATATAACGTCATAGCAGACGATAACTGCAAGATTATTGTAAGCACGGATGGAAGTCGTGTACTGTATGACAGAGAAAACCCACGGACAGAGGTCACGATTACGAAAGCAGGTGGTGTTGTTGAAAATCATTGATTACATACCGGTCGGACATAAGAATGCAGTAACCAGAAAACAGCTTGTTATTTTAACAGGACTTTCCGACCGGAAAATAAGAAATATGATCCAGGAAGAATGTAACCGGGAACATCCCATTTTGAATATGCAGGACGGAAAAGGATACTTTCAGCCGGCATATGATGAGATGCATTTGGTAAGACTTTACCGGGCACAGGAAAACCACAGAACCCTTACGAATCGTAAAAAGGTATCTGAAATAGATAAATACTTAAAATGCCAAAACAATGAACTGGAGCGTAATCAAATAAGCATCTCTGATGTGATAGGCGGTGGGAAATGAGAGAAAGTGTTGTTTTTTACCGCAGCTTTGCAGAAGCAATCAAGGCTCTTCCAAAGGAGGAGCAGTTAAAGGCACTGTGGGCAGTTATTAATTATGGGTTGGATGGTGTGATCCCAGAGGAACATGGAGTGCATACGGCGATCTTTTTAATGGCGAAGCCGCAGATAGATGCCAACAACAAGAGATACCAAAACGGAACCAAAGGTGGCAGACCTGTAACCAAAGATAAACCAAACGATAACCAAGATGAAACCAAACCAAAAGCAAATGATAACCAAGAAATAACCAAAGACAAACCAAACCAAAACCAAGATAAAACCAAAGCAGAACCTAAGGAAAAGGATAATGTAAAGGAAAAGGTAAAGGATAAGGATAATGATAATAGTGTGGTGCGTTTCACGCCGCCCACAAAACAGGATGTGATGGACTATTGTCAGGAAAAAGGGTACACGGATGTTGATGTTGAGAGGTTTATGAATTACTACACCTCTAACGGGTGGATGGTAGGGAAAAACAAGATGAAAGACTGGAAAGCTGCAATGCGAAACTGGGCGCGGAAGGATATGGCCGCCAAACCCAATAATACCAACGGAAATAGGTTTTGCAATTTTGAACAGCGCAATTATGACTATGATGCCTTGGAAAAGAACCTCTTGCGGAAGGGAAGTGGTTAGATGAGCGGACGCAAGCGAGGATGTATGCTTGATAGCTACCGTGACAGGGTAGAAGAGCTGCTGGATGCAGGCTGTACCTTCGCCGACATTTCTGACCACATGGCAGAAGAGGAGCAGATCTATGTTGAGCCTACAACGGTCGCATACTTTGTGCGCAGCCGTAAATTGTCCAGCAAGGTTACACAGGGATGCAGGAATAACAGGATTGATATACCGAAGTGCGCAGAGTGCGAGTACCGACATCTGGTCACGGACCAGTACAAAAAGCCGAGCATTTATATCTGCACCAAGATATGGGTCAGAATCAATAGTGGCTGCAAGTCAAGTCCGATGAGCTGTCCGAAGCGGGATATTGAGAGAGATTGTGAAGAGAGGGGGAGCAGATGAGCAAAAGCAGAGCAAGTAAATTAAACGGTTACTGCAGTGCGATAAGCCGGCAGAAGAATGATGTTTATAAGTTTAAGCCTAAAAGAGGTAAGAAGAAATGATGTTTGATTTGAGAAAGGAGTAATGACAGAAGCCTTGGTAGACCAAGGTTGACCGCCTAAAGGTGAAGAAAGGCGAGAACAAAAGGAATTTAATTAGCGGTGCCGTATGGCACTATTGGGAGCCATAATTCCTTATCCACGGACACAGAGCAATCTGTTAAGTGGTTGTCATGAAAAAATTAAAAGTATGTTGGGTATCAGCAGGTATCAGTAGTTTTATGGCTGGATATTTAGCCGGTGATGTAGACGAATGGATTTACATAGATATAGCTGACCAACATCCGGATAGTATCAGATTCATTAAGGATTGCGAGAATGCAATCGGTAAAGAAATACAGATATTGAAATCGAAAGAATATCGGTGCGTGGAAGATTGTGTAAGGACCTTTGGTGGATTCAGAAATCCGGCAAATGGATTTGCACCTTGTACGAACTGGTTGAAAAAGAGGGTGAGAAAAGAGTGGGAGGAACAGCACAAGGATTGTGATCTGACATATGTTTGGGGTTTTGATCTTAAGGAGAGAAACCGAGCAGAGAGGACGATTGAAGCGAATCCGCAGGCTACACACGAATTTCCACTGATTGACAAAAACCTCTTAAAAGAAGAGGTACATGGATTGTTTGAACGGACTTTTGATTTTGCTCGACCGAAGATGTATGAACTTGGCTATCCGAACAACAACTGTATCGGATGCGTCAAAGGCGGTATGGGATATTGGAATCGGATAAGAAAAGATTTCCCGGAAGTATTCGAAAGTCGGGCGAAGTTGGAAAGGTTGGTAGGCTATTCAATCCTTAAGGACGGTAAAGGAAATCCGGTATATTTGGATGAACTTGAACCGGACAGAGGTAACATGAACACAGAGATTTTCCCGGATTGCGGGATTATGTGCTACTTAAGTATAAAATAAAAGTCTTTAGGATAGGTAGAAGGGCGGTCGGCAGTTGTGCTGACCAAAGTGTTACTTGTTTGTGTGGTTGGAATTTGTTTTGCCATAGCATTCTCCATTTCTGTACTAAAAGTACAAAGGGCAATTATTAAAGTTGCAATGAATTTTATGACTGCCAACTGAATTCCCTTCCCCCAAACGGTTCTACCCGCCTGCCTATCATAGAGACAATATAATAATAAATCAAAGTAAGTAAAAATTCAAGAAAGGAGCCGAACCTCCGGCCGGGGTAACGATATATCGGGTTCCTTTTGGAAAAATGACATATAAAGAATTTTTAGAAACAAAAATTGAGCTTGCTACAGACAGCGGATTTACTGTCGATAAAGACAAAATCAATAAAGCCTTGAAGCCACACCAGAGGGATGCTGTTGCATGGGCATTAAAAGGTGGCAGGCGTGCATTGTTTGAATCGTTCGGTCTTGGTAAGACAGTGCAGGAAATAGAGTTTTGCCACCTTGCCGCCGAGCATGAGAACGGAAGAGCGTTAATTGTGTTGCCGCTTGGAGTAAAACAGGAGTTTACCAATGATGCAGTAACGGTTCTGGGATATGAAAAGCCGGAATACTGCCGGACGATGGAAGAAGTGAAACAGAGTACAAGTCAGATTGTATTGACAAATTATGAGCGTGTCCGGGATGGAAATATCCGGCCAGAATACTTCTGTGCTACTTCTCTTGATGAAGCCAGTGTTTTAAGGTCTTTTGGAAGTAAGACCTATCAGACATTTTTGGACAAATTCAAGAATGTACCGTATAAGCTGGTAGCCACGGCTACACCATCTCCGAACAAATACAAGGAACTAATCCATTATGCAGGCTATTTGGAAGTGATGGACACTGGACAGGCATTGACGCGATTTTTCCAACGAGACAGTACAAAGGCAAATAATCTGACTCTGTACCCGAACATGGAGGATGAGTTCTGGATGTGGGTGAGTAGCTGGGCGTTGTTCATCACAAAGCCTTCAGATTTAGATTCTAATTATTCGGATGAGGGATATGACCTGCCACCATTAGACGTACGGTGGCATGAACTTCCGGTACATTATGGAGATACCGCAGATAAAAACGGACAAATACAGTTATTTCAAGAAGCAGCGGAAGGATTGAAAGAAGCAGCGGCAGTCAAAAGAGAAAGCATTAACAGCCGCGTGGCAGAAATGAAGCGGATTGTAGAAGAGTCGCCGGAAGATAATTTTTTACTATGGCATGATTTGGAAAGCGAGAGGCACGCAATAAAAAAGGTGTTGCCTGAAACCGTGGATATTTACGGTTCAATGGACTATGAACTTCGCGAAAAACGAGTAATTGAATTTTCAAATGGAGAGACAAAACTGTTCGCTACGAAGAAATCATTGTCCGGATCCGGGTGTAACTTTCAGAGACATTGTCACAGAGAGATATTTCTTGGAATTGATTATGAGTTCAACGATTTTATTCAGGCGGTACACCGGTGTTACCGCTTTTTACAGAAAGAACCGGTTGTGATCGACATTATCTACATGGAGAACGAGCGACAGATTAAGGAAGCATTGCTTGAAAAATGGAAGAATCACAATCACATGGTTGCAAAGATGATCAAGATTGTAAAGAAGTATGGTCTTAACTCGGAAAATAAGACACAGCGGTTAGAAAGGAAGATGGGCGTGGAAGGTAGCAGAGAAGAGAGAACAGTGAGAGGAAACTATTATGAAGCGGTATATGGGGATTGTGTAGAGGAAACCCGGTCAATGGAAACAAACAGCATCGATCTGATACATACCTCAATCCCATTTGGAAACCATTACGAGTACAGTGCCAATTATAACGATTTCGGACATAACCAGAACACGGATCGGTTTTTTGAACAAATGGACTTCCTAACACCGGAACTGCTCCGGGTATTACGGCCTGGGAGAGTGGCAGCGATTCATGTAAAGGATCGTGTGCTGTTCGGAAATGCGACCGGCACCGGAATGCCAACAATCGAACCATTCCATGCGCTGTGCATTGAGCACTACATGAAACATGGATTTCAGTATTTCGGCATGATTACGGTCGTGACTGATGTGGTCCGGGAAAATAACCAGACATACCGTCTTGGATGGACAGAACAGTGCAAGGATGGTTCAAAGATGGGGGTAGGATGTCCAGAATATATCCTGCTTTTCCGTAAGCTGCCGACAGACAGATCTACAGCATACGCGGATGAACCGGTTAAGAAATCGAAAGAGGATTACACACGCGCACAGTGGCAGATAGACGCGCATGCATATTGGAGAAGTTCCGGAGACAGGCTTGTGAGCAAAGAAGAGCTTAAAAATATATCTGTTGATAATTTACAACGAGTCTACCGCGAATATAGTCGCGAGAACATTTATGATTACGAAGAGCATAAGAAACTTGCAGAAGATTTAGACAAAAATAATAGACTTCCAGCCTCGTTCATGGTAATAGCTCCTGGTTCATGGAATCAGCTTGAGGTGTGGGACGACATCAATCGGATGCGAACACTCAACACCACACAGAGCCGCCGCAGGGCACAGATGCATGTATGCCCCTTACAGCTTGATATCGTGGAGAGAATAATCAACAGATACAGCAATGAAGGTGATATCGTCTATGACCCATTTGGTGGGCTTATGACGGTACCAATGACGGCGGTTAAGATGCACCGGTACGGAAAAGGATGTGAACTGAATCCAGATTATTTCCGGGATGGTGTCGGATATTTACAGTCTGCGGAGAATGAAGTGGATGAACCAACATTGTTTGATTTATTTCCGGAGGTGATGCCATGAAAGAATCGTGGAGAGATATACCCGGTTACGGTGGAAAGTATCAGGTTGACATGAATGGAGTTGTACGCAGGATTTATAAATCAGGGAAAACAAGGCAGATGACACCGTATCATAAGAAAATGAGTGGAAGTCAACGGCTGGTTGTGAAGCTTACAAAAGAGGGAAAACCAAAAGAAGAGATTTTGATGCAGCTTGTAGCAAGAGCATTTCTCGGATCGCCACCACCCGGATATGTGCCACACCACAAAAATGGGTGCCAATCAGACAACTATATTCAAAATATTGAGTACATAAGCAGAAGAGAGCTTGGAAAGAAAATCGGAAAGAACTCTAGGAGGCAACCGGTAGTGAAAATAGATGAAACCGGTGAGATTGTAGAGGTGTATTCATCAGCGAGAGAAGCTGCTAAACAAAATTTTATGAGTTATCAGACTGTGATTGACAGGTGTAATGGGAAGTGCAAAAGTGCATTTGCCCCGGACGGATATGCATACGCTTGGGAAGATAAAGAAATCAGCATGAGAAATGCGGTCAGAAAAATCGAATTGGCAAATGGATATATGCCAAAAGCAGTATCTACGGAATTTGATTTTTAGAAAGGAATGAACAGATATGGCTTGTAAAGCAAAATGTCAGGAAAAAGGAAATAGATATTGTTGTCTTGAATGCCCGGATAATGATACATGCAAAATGCAGTGTGATCACAAAGATGCTGTTGAATATGCAAAAGAATGTACAGAATATTATAAAGAAATGGGCAGAATTTATGATGTGGGGGTGTAGATATGATCGTAACATTCGTAGCAGGAGAAGAAACAGAAGAATTTGAATATCCAAATGATACGCCAGACGAAGATATTGATTACGACTATCAGCGATGGAACGCTAACCTCGGAAATGGATGGAGCAAAGAGGAGTAAAAGATAGAGCAGGAGCAGACCGGACAGCTCCGGTTTGCGTGAAAGGAGCAGATATGCAGGAAACATTCAAGAAGATTATTGAGAAGTTGGAAGAAAAGTCGATATTTATGACTACATACGACGGTTACGGAGCAAATTGCGTTTCAGTGGGAACGATTGAGGAAATCGTCAAGCAAGAAGCAGAGAAGTTTGGTACCGACACTAATGTCGGGAGCAATGGCTGGATTCCGGTAAGTGAGAGACTGCCGGATGCAGACAAATATATTTTAGTATCATTTGAAAACTTTACCATTTCAGATATCGGAAGATATGAAACTGACAAAGATGGTAGTGGAGCGTTCTATCCAGGGAATGATGATAAAAGCTATGTAGAGTATGAATTGTTCGTGAATGCCTGGATGCCCCTGCCGGAACCGTACCGGGAAAGCGAGGAAGAACAATGAACAAAGATTTGAGTGATAAGGAAATAGAAAATTTTAGTAATCTGACAAATAAGGTATTGAAAGAAATATGTCGTATATCTGATGCACACAATATAGACAGAGATAGCACATTAAAATACTTTGCAGATATGCTTACGGCTTTTACAGAAGTTGCGACTATACAGAATTATGACAGCAAGCAGACCAACGCCGATCGGATTCGGAACATGACGGACGAGGAACTGGCAGTCAATATGATGTGTCCGAATGAAAATGGGTTAGCAGAAATTGACTGCGACAAAAATGATAATTGTAATTGCTACGAGTGCTTATTAAAGTGGCTTCGGGCAGAAAGTGAGGAATAGCATGGAGAGATTAACATATGTGGCAGAGAATGGAAAAGTTTTATTTCATCCAGCAGATTTACCGGATGATGAGGGAATTACCATTACCCAGCTTGCGAAAGATGGAAGATACAAAGCCCTGGAAGAGATTGCGGAAAAACTTGCAAATAGAGAGCAAGCCGAAGAGCAGGGATTACTTCTGCGGTTGCCGTGCAAAGTGGGAGATAAGGCTTACATTATTGCAGGAAAAGACATATCTAAACAGACGATTCAAAGAGTAACGATTGGTTCTGATAAAATATTAGAATTTTGCACAAGAAAAAGAGGGTTTGCGATATCTGATATTGGCAAAAAGGTATTCCTTACCAGAGAGGAAGCCGAAGCCAAGTTGAAAGCAATGGAGGACTAAAAGGAATGTGGAAAATAAAGATTACATACAAAGATAAAAGCAGCTGTACCTTAACCGGCAACCACAAAGAGATACCTTTGGAGTTGGCAGTCAATTATTTTAATAAATATGTGGCAGATCGCGTTATTCGTAGTGCACGTTATCAGCAGTACCCGAAAAAGGATTATAGTGAGATGGACTTGCTTGAAAAAATCGAAGAGTTGTGGGAGAGGGAGGATATTGACCATGAAGAAGAATGAAGCGAGCGTGATCATCGGTAATATTCCGGTTAACGGAAAAGACGGGTGTTACTCTATAACAGAATATCAGGAAGCGAAGACGGTAGCTGTCCAAGCACTTGAAGAGATTCAGCAGTATCGTGCAATCGGTACACTAGAAGAATGCCGGGCGGCGGTGGAAAAGCAGACGGCAAAGAAAGTTGTCTCATTTGAATATCATAACGGAACCATCAATTACGGCTGTCCTGTATGCAAGTGGAAAATCATATCAAAGATAAACGACGAGTGGTATGCCGGCACATTTAACGAATATTGTGATAGATGTGGTCAGAAGCTGGATTGGAGTGATGAAGATGAGAAAATATGACATATGTGGAAACTGCCCTGCATCGTGGTGCGGAAGAAATGACGACTGGGAGTACGAGGAAGGCTGCTACTTTTACTGTGAAAAGTATGAGTTGATGTGTTTTCTGCCGCACTGGATCAAGAGACTGATATTGAGATGGCTGAGGAGGAAAGAGCGTGAGTAAGGAAAATAGAGAGCCGATTAAGTTTTACTTTGAGAAAGTAGGTGAATCGGATGCCAATTAAACCAGAAAATCGGAAAAGATATCCGGCAAACTGGAAGGATATCCGAAAAGACATTCTCAAGCGAGCGGATAACAAATGTGAGTTTTGTGGAATCGAAAATTATGCTATCCGCGAAAATGGCTCAAAAGTTATCCTGACAATAGCGCATTTAGACCATACACCGGAAAATTGCGATTACAGTAATCTTAGAGCGTTATGCCAGAGATGCCACAACAGGTATGATGCAAAGCACAGGGCAGAAACGAGAAGAAAGGCGGTGGAGTAGATGGAAATTAAGCCGATTTTATTCAATACAGAAATGGTTCGAGCGAATTTGGACGGAAGAAAGAGCTGCACCAGAAGAATTGTAAAGCCACAGCCGCAAGGCAGACTGTGCTATACATTCGCAGGGTGTGATTGCGGTACCTGGGGATATCCAAGTAAAACAGCATATGAAAACTGGGGAGATGAATACAAACTTCCAGAGGATATCACGGATGAAGAACTAAAAAGAAGGTGGAATCCACCATATCACACTGATGATATCCTTTATGTCCGAGAAACATGGAAAAAGGCACCAAATGGGTATTACTACTATGAAGATTGGCAGAAAAATGACATCGCAGATATTACAAAGTGGAAGCCATCCATCCGCATGCCGAAAGAAGCCGCACGCATCTGGCTTAAGGTTACGGATGTGAGGGTGGAGCGGCTACAGGAGATTACAGAAGTCGGCATACAGAAAGAGGGAGTTGAGGTAGAGCCGAAGGAATGTGCTGGTAAATTTGATTTTATTTCCGAACTGTTCCTCCTATTTCAGAGATTGTGGGATTCCACCATCAAGAAATC